TACAAATCCGTCAGTCCAAAGAACGATACCTGACAGAAGTACATTCTATTATGCATCAGTTCCTACATGGAACGGTACTCAAATGGGTGCCGATGTATACAAAATGCCACAACCCGTTGCAATTGACATATCCTATGAAGTTACTATAGTGTGTACAAAATTCAGAGATTTAAATAAGTTTAATAAAATTATATTACAAAAATTCTCATCGAGACAATCCTACACCACAGTTAAAGGACATTATATTCCAATTATTTTAGATGGAATTGATGATAGTACACCAATGGACTCTTTGGATAATCGAAGATTCTATATTCAAACCTATAAATTTATTCTCTTAGGTATTCTTATTGATAGTGATGAATTTGAAGTTAAACCGGCGTTAAGTAGAATGTTCCTTATGAATGAATTTATTCAAAGTAACAACTATCAAAAGAGATACATAAATAAAACTATTGATATTACCATTGTAAGTTTCACTGCAGATGGTTTACAAACTGCGTTCAGTGTTGGTGAGACTATTGGTATTCTATTTAATGTTGCAATAAATGGTTTGATTCAGGAAAGAGATGTTGATTATTTTCATGTTGCTGGAACATCTAAAATAACATTTGTAACACCACCATTAGAAGGTAGTATTGTAACCATAACATATTATAAAGGAAGAAATAGTGTTATCATTGACACTTATGGAAGACCAATACAAGTAACAACTGAATACTTTACATATAATGGTTCAACATTATCCTTTGAAGTTTTAAACTTTATTGATAGTGTTGTTACGTTAGACATCAACGGTCTTATTGAAGATGAGGGTGGAGGATTTGAAATTACGGGTCAAAAAGAAATTACATTACAAGGTACACCTAGTATCGGTTCTGTGATTGGGGTGACATACCTTTATTAATCATTCCCCGTATAAATCCTTTTTTTTAGGTTTACAGTTATCCTCAATCAACTTTTCTAAAAATTTATAAATTTTCATACCCTTTTCACCACAATGGTTTTTTAACATTTCGTGGTGTTTTTCACTTATTTTAACATTTTTGTGGGTATTTTCCATGTAAAAGATAATAAAAGATACTATTAGATAAATAAATATCCAGTGTGTGATTATTGTGATAATCTTTCATAAAAACAAAGATATTTATAAACAAAGTAATAAATTATTTAATCAAACATTAATCAATGGCAAGTTCAAACAGAGTTTTCGTTTCTCCCGGTGTATACACCTCAGAAAAGGATTTAACATTTGTGGCTCAAAGTGTGGGTGTAACAACACTCGGTTTAGTTGGCGAAACCCTAAAGGGTCCGGCATTCGAACCAATCTTAATTAGCAACTTTGATGAGTTCAAAAGGTATTACTGTAGATTTAGATACCGTTTCAACAAGCGGTGTGACTATGGACCCTGATACACCAAACACTTCTCCAATTTTTGGAGAACTTTCAGGTAAAACTGCTCACAATGGTAGTTCAATAACAACTTATATTCAATCAAATTTCAGTGGATATACCAACGCGGATAATGGTAAATGGTTCGTATTGGGTCAATGTGATGCTGACGACGTGGCTGCATTAACCGCTGGAAGTGAAGTAATATCTCCATTGACTGGTTTAGATAACGAAACGTCTAATCATGAAAAAGAATGGTACAATACATTTTTTAACAGTGGTGCTACTATTACTAATGTATATGGTTATTTATTCGTTTATAGTGGTAGTTCAGGAGTCTTCAATGTAACAAGATATGCATACGACGCAGAATTAAATTCTGACTATCATAATGTTGTTGTTGCCGCATTAAGACCAAGAGGATCTTATAGTGGTCAAACACTTCTTTTGGAAGTAACAGGTTCAACTGTAGGAATTTCTGAAACAACTGGTTTCGATTTGGATAGTAATCCATTGGGTGAATTTACTTTGAATGTAACAGGTAGTACATCTGGTGCTAAATCATTCACTTGTTCATTAGATACAACATCCACAAAATACATCACTAAAGTTTTAGGAACTGATGTTTTTGATAAAGTTAAATCAGAATTCCCACTTTACGTACACGAGTCTTACCCTAATTTGTTGAAAACTGCGTTCGATAAAGGATTAATCAGAGGTTTGAGTACTTCAGTTGAAGTTGAGACCGATGGTAATAATTTCTTAGGACAATGGGATACCACAATATCACCTATGGTTGTTTCTGAAGTTAGAGGTGGTGAAGTTGCAGACTTATTTGAGGTAATTACAATTTCTGATGGTGAATCAGCTAACTTCCAAGTGAAAATCACAATTCAAAATATTGATTTGGATACTGGTGACTTCGATTTGATAGTTAGAGACTTCAATGATACTGACGAAAATCTTGTTGTATTGGAGAAATTTACAAGATGTAACTTGAATCCTGACCTACCTGGTTATGTAGCTAAAAAAGTAGGTACATCTGATGGTGAGTACGAATTACGTTCAAGATATATCATGTTGTCAATGGCAGATAATCACCCAATTGACGCATTCCCTGCTGGTTTCAAAGGGTTTAAAAATAACAGTGTATTTGGTTCATCAGGTAAATTGGGTAGTGTTCTTTACAAAACAGAATACTATTCTTCAGGTGATGTAATTTCATATGAAGTAAATGGTACACCGATTTTATCAAACGGAGATAAAGTAAGAAAAGTATCTTTAGGTCTTTCTTCTCAAGTTGGTGTTGATAGAGATTTGTTGAAATATAAGGGATTAGGTGCAACAACTGAAACTTTTGGTTTCCACCTATCATCCAATGCTTCAGCTATTACAGGAACAACATATCAGTGTACTCCGTACAACTTAGAAGGTGCGGATAAAGGACAATTAACAAACATCGGTTCCCGTAAATTTACTTTCGCGGTATTTGGAGGATTCGATGGTTGGGATATCTACAGAAATGTTAGAACTAATGGAGACGCGTTTATTTTTGGTAGACCAACATATGTAAATGGACATACTACAAATAGTGGAGTATTCAGTTCAGTATCAGGTAATTCTGATTACTACTCATACTTAGCGGGTATTAATACATTCGCAAACCCTGAAGCAATTGACATTAACGTATTTGCAACTCCAGGTATTAACTTCTTTGACCACAGTTCATTGGTTACTCAAGCAATTGAGATGATTGAAAATGATAGAGCGGATTCACTTTACATAATTAACTCTCCAAATGTAACAACTGCGGAAGAAGTAATTGATAATCTGGATTCAGTAGCATTGGATAGTAACTATTCTGCAACTTATTGGCCTTGGATTCAGGTAAGAGATGGTGACAATGCAACTCAGTTGTATCTTCCACCAACAGGTGAAGTTCTTAAGAACATCGCGTTAACTGATAACGTTTCTTATCCATGGTTTGCTGTGGCTGGTTATTCAAGAGGTTTGGTAAATGCTGTTAAGGCATACAAGAAGTTAACTCTTGACGAAAGAGATGACCTTTACAAAAACAGAATTAACCCAATTGCAACATTCTCCGATACTGGAACCATTATTTGGGGTAACAAAACCCTTCAGGTTAGAGAGTCTGCACTTGATAGAATCAACGTAAGAAGATTATTATTGAGAGCTAGAAAGTTAATTTCAGCAGTTGCAGTTAGATTGTTGTTTGAACAAAATGACGAACAAGTTAGAAATGAATTCTTGAGATTGGTAAACCCAATTCTTGAATCAATTAAGAAAGAAAGAGGTTTATTTGACTTCCGTGTAACAGTATCAAACGATCCAGAAGATATTGATGCAAACACACTTAGAGGAAAAATTTATGTGAAACCTACACGTTCTCTTGAATTTATTGATGTTGAATTCATCATTACTCCAACAGGAGCATCATTCGATAATATTTAATAAAAAAAATAAATAAAATAGAGGGGTCCCAATGGGACCCTTTTATTTTTTAATAAATCGCCCAGTATTATATTAATACTAGACCAGTATTATAATAAAACTAGATATACTAGTATTTATTAATAAGTTAAGAGATATTCTGGAACTGGATACTGGGACTAGTAAAAAACTAACGAAAATTTTTCACAAAATCAAGTAAGTTGAATCATTTTCATTAAAAAAAAATATTTCTTAGTTTGAGTATATTTATAAGAAAGAAAATAACAAAAAACTTAACAAATACAAAATGGCAGATTTATTAATGAAAATGCCGGTTCCTTACGAACCGAAAAGACAAAATAGATTCATCGTTAGATTTCCATCAACTTTGGGAATTAACGAATGGTATGTTACATCCGCTTCAAGACCTAAAGCAAAAATAAACTCAGTTCCAATTCCTTTCTTGAATACATCAACATATGTTGCTGGTAGATTTGAATGGGAAGAAATGCAGGTAACATTTAAAGACCCAATTGGTCCTTCAGCTTCTCAAGCATTAATGGAATGGTTCCGTTTACACGCGGAATCTGTTACTGGTCGAATGGGATATGCAGCTGGTTATAAAAAAGATATTGAAATTGAAATGTTAGACCCAACCGGTGTTGTGGTTGAAAAATGGATTCTTCAAGGTACATTCATTACCAACTTAAACTTTGGTGATTTGGATTACTCAAGAGATGAATTGGCAACTATCACTTGTGGTTTAAGAATGGATAGATGTATCCAAGTTTACTAAAATAAAAAATCTGTCAAAGAAAGGTATCTCAAAAGGATACCTTTTTTATTTTAAAACTTTACAATCAGTGAGTTATTAATTATATTATATTTCATGGAACAATTTGCAATAGACCCAACAATCGCGTATGACATAGTGGAACTACCAAGTAGAGGTATTCATTATACAACACAAAAAAAATCAGTAAAAGTTGCATATCTAACAGCATCAGATGAAAATGTTTTGTCAGCACAAAATCTTATTCAAAGTAATACTGTGGTAGATGAACTTTTAAAAAGAAAAGTTTTAGATAGAGATATCAGTGTTGATGACTTGGTTGATGAAGACAGACAAGCCATATTAATTTTTTTAAGAAATACTGCGTTTGGTTCTGAGTTTAACGTTTATGTTACAGACCCAAAAACAAATGAAGGATTCACGAGTAAGATAGATTTAAGTGAGGTAAAATTTAAAGAATTTACTCTAACCCCAAATGAAAATGGTGAGTTTAAATTTTTCATGGAAAAATCTAAGGTTGATGTTACTTTTAAGTTTTTAACTAAAAAACAACAAAAAGAATTAGAAGATATCGAAAAGAGTTGGAATGGAAATGGTGTTGCACCTCTTGTGACAAAAGAATTGGAAATGATGATTAAGTCCGTAAAAGGAAATAAAGAAATGATGTCAATTCATAATTTTATTCAGAATTTACCAATTAAAGACTCACAAGACTTTAGAAAATTTGTTAAAGAACATAAACCATCACTCGATTTAAAGAAAACAGTAAAGACCCCGTCAGGAGAAGATATCCAAGTTGAAATTGGATTCGGGGTAGAATTTTTTCGCCCTTTCTACGGACTATAGTAAGGGACAATTAGATGAAATTTTATATTTAGTTAAAAGGGGGTTCTCATATCGAGATATCCTCCTTATGCCTATCTATATTAGGAGGTACTATATCAATTATATGATTGAAATAGAAAACACATCTAAATAGTATTTATAAGTATGCCAAAATTATCAGACTTCAGTAGTAAGAGTTTATCGTATGATCGTTTTAAAATTGAATATGACGATTTATTAAAAAAAGAAAATGGGACTTTTAGTAAGGCTCAATTTGATAGTGATTGGGAAATATATAGTAGTTCTGAACCACAAAAAAAACCCACCCCAAGTGGTGGGACGTCCAAAGTCCAACAAGTAGGGAATGCTTTTGGGTTTACCACAGGACCTGGAATGGT